CGATGTTGTTGCACCAGCATTAGATCCTGTTTTACTGGCTATTCCTTTTGGTAGTATAACACCACTGACATCTGCACCTGTAGCTAGTCCTCCTGTATGTTCAGCCCAAAGAAAAACACCAGCAGTATCAAATTTCCATCTATCAATACTATTTAATGTAAAAATTATAGGTGCTGCTTCATCAGTATCAAGTTTTAAACTTCCTGTACCTCTATGAGCAATGACAGAATTAGAATTTGCTCCACCACCATCTCTAATAATTCTTAAACCATAGTCTGTATATGTGGTATCAGCGACAAAATCAATATAAGCATTTTTAGAACTATCAGATGCTGTTGCTGAAATATTTAAAATTGCATCTGTTGTACTTGTTTGAATCTGTGCATTACCTATTACATCTAATTCAGAACCAGGAGAAGTAGTTCCTATCCCAACTTTGCCATCACTAAGCACAGTTAATTTTTCAGATCCAGCTATAAAAAATCCAAGTCTTGTATCAGCAGGTAATCCCATACCACTTTCAACTACACTACCCGAACTATTTAAAAATCTATAACCAGGAATAGCGGTTGTACCAGGTTTTGCAATATGAGTTCCAGCAGATGTTCCAGTGGATATATCAACAACAGGCAAAAAAGCTGAACTATTATGCACCTGATATTGATTAGTACTTGTATTTGCCCAACTCATATAACTAATCAAAGAAGTTCCAGTTGGTGTCGTACCAGTACTGTTATTACCTTTTACGGCTTGTAAATTTGTCTGTATATCTTCTCTTACAGTTTGACCGCTTGCATTTGCTATAACTGTATCTGTGTTAGCCATCTAATTCTACTTATGAGATATTTCTATTATATTACACCTTTTTACCAAAGCCACTAGCAGTATATGTAAATTGTTTTCCTGTTTGAGCTACACCACTTGAATTTTTAAAAACAACATTAAAATCTAAACCAGTTATATTAGTTACTTCGTAATATTCTCCAGTTCCTAAATTTAATGGATTGATAGTTACAGAAGGATTGCCAGAGGTAAAACCTGTAGTAGCACTTGTGCCTATAAAAAATCCATTAGTAAATGTATAAAGAGTATTACTTGCCACTGTTTGATCTCCCGTTGTAGTTAACGTGGCACTTGTTTCAGTTCTTTTATTCATCAAAACTTTACAACCTAATGTATTAGTGCTTCCATCTCCCAAGAGAATCCTTGTATTTTCTGTTGTTGTCGTAGTTTTTAATTTTAAAATAAATTTAAAATATCTAGCACTTGCAACAGTTTCAATAAAATTATTTGCAGTGGTAAAACTTGAATTATCATCGCTGGTTTGTATTTGCAATTCTGCGGTTGCATTTTCTAAAACATCGCCATCAAATTTCGTTAGAGCATCTACACCACCACTGATAACCGCACCATCAGAATTTAAAACTACTGCTGGTACATAACTATCAAAAAGAGTACTATCAGAAAATCCTTCAAACCTTACAATACTTTCAAAAATCACACCAGCAAATTTAGCTCCTAAATCTAATACATTAGTGAATTGATATGTGCCTTCTAGTACTCCAGTATTTCCATCTAAAGTATCAAAATCACTGATCGTATCTATGTTTGCTGTAATTGAATCAATCAAGGTATTACTTGCACTTTGATTTATTTCCATTCCACTGCTGTTAACAGTTAATGCAGTTTTTACTCCACCAAATGTTGTGTTTTCTTTAATCGTTCCAATCAAATCACGATCTACTAAATCAGGTGATGAGACAATAACACTTACAGAGGAGGTTGACTGTATTAAAGTTTGGTCTTGATATTTTATTAAATATTCTCCTGTAACAGTCGGTAAGATAACACTGGTTTGTGACCCGTGAACTATCATTATGGTTCGAGAGTTCCCCCAAACAGCAGCACCACTTGTGTCATCATTATGTTTAATAATTACATGACCATTACTTGTTACATCTATATCTTGAGATAAAGGCCAAGTTAATTTTAAATCTCCTGATTGTGTAAATTCAAAGTTAAGACTTGTTGGTGATACTGGTGGAGCTAATTTACCAAAGTTCTGTATTTCTTTTATGGTTGGATTTTTTGATATTTTACCTATTGCATTTATTGAATAAACTTCAATCTGATAAGTACCTACACTGGCATTTTCAATTTCAAAAGTTAAATCCTCAGTTATAAAGTCTCTTAAATATTCACCAAAAGAAGCAAGAGGGTTCATAAATAAAGATGGTTGTCCATAGATATTTGTTCCTTGGTTAGATATAGAGCCAGGTTTAAATTTATACTTAATAAGATATTTTCCTGTACCTAAAACATTAGCAAAACTAACTATTACCACAGATATAACCTGACCTTCTTTTTGTCGTAATGCAGTAAAACCAGTTATAGAACTTGGACCACCTCTATCAATTTCAAAAATGCTTGTTACTCTATCATTTAGATGTACTAAAGAATCAAGTTTAAATTTAGTAAAATCTGGATTTTGTAATGAATTATCTGATACTAATGTACGATTCTTACCATCAACAAAATCATACTTATTGCAGTTATAAGGAATACCTGTCATTTTATATAGGATTCCATCTTGCTCTTCTACATCAACTATTCTGTACAATTCAGATTTGACAGTGTTTTCAATTAACCAGACAGTATTGGCTTGAAAAGTAGCATTACTACTAGGTGCTAGAGCAGAAGATAAAGTTACAACTTTACCACTGATAGAACTGATAGTTGCTGATTGAGTTTTTCCAGCACTGTCCAAAATTAAAATGGTTCTATCGCCAGTACTAGGTAAATCTGTTGCACTACTGTCATCTACTGTTAAAGCAGTTAAATGACCACTTCCATCTAAAGTTACAGCACTTACTCTCCCTGCTCTTCTTATCCCTGCTCTTACTGGATCGTTTATACCAACAACCGCACCAGGTCTAATGACAACTCCACTTTCTATAGATACATCAAAAGTAACAACATCTGTCTCATTATTCTCAGACCAAATTATACTTCTGCCATATCTAGCTGCTTGAGCAAATGAAGTACATCCAAAGGCTTTTACTTTCTTAATATTATGAGTCTTATTGAAAACTTGTTGATTAGTTATAACTACAGTATCTAACTGTCTTGACTCCATATTAAAGTACTCAACAACAACTTTTCCATGTCTTGTTTTTAAGCTAACTCCAGAATAAGAAAAGCCATTTAAAGTATTGGCAAGAGAAAAAATATAAACAGGAGTTTGATAAGTACATGGATCTTCGTCATCGGGATTTATGGGTCTGTCTTGAACGAGAGTAAGCTGCCCTCCTGACCAAATGGGGTAACATCTCATCATTCCAGAAATTTCTTTTATTATGTTGAAAGCCTCTGTTGTTTTGTTTATGACACTGTTAAAAGTAAATCTAGGCTCTTGACCTCCTCTAGGAGTTGCTACTAACTGTGCACAGTATTTACTAGCTTGAAAGAAAGAAAATAAATTTACTTCTTCTTTTTTTATATACTTACCAAATCCATATCTAGTGTTTAATAATAAATCAAGCAGTATAAAAGCTGGATCTGTTGTCCAAAATAATGTTCCTGTAAGTTCATTATTAAATATATAGTCTGATGGATATTCTATTCTTCCATTACCTGTTATATCAATAGTAGGAGTATGACCTCCATTTGCAGCAGGAATTTTTACTTTTATTCCTCGGTAACGAAATGTTCTTTTTGGAATACTTGCAAATTGGTAAGCATCAAACTGAAGAAAAGAATATGCTGTAAAGGGATATGAAAATTGTCCATCTAATATTTTTTGGGTAACATTATTACCATCATCTATCTCAATATTTGTATCTAAGGTTTGACCTTGATAATCTGTAGTTGGCCTTTGTATTTCAGTGATTGCTGAGAAAAATAGATCATCTTGTATTTGGTCATTAGTATTATTTAAAGCAGAAACACGTTTTACAGTTACATTTAGTGGATAACGTCTAAAACTATCTCTATTAAAACTTTCTGTTGCAAATACATATTCTCTTCTATATTGATCTCCAGTTCTTCCAGAAAATGAATCCTGTTTCATCAGAGTTCTTGTTGTATCTGCAACATCACCCACATATTGAAAAAAGATTTGAAATTCTACAGTTCTTCCTAAAAGATCGCCTTTATCGTTTGTCTCCTGTAGCTGATTAACAGAAAGTGTTACCTTTACTCTCTCAGGAGCTAAAGATTGGGTTGATGCTAAAGATGGTCTGCCTACTGTAACCTGTCTTGTTATTTCAGTTTCTACTTTTTGATTAACTTGAGTTATTTTTTCACTCTGCAACGTACCATCAGTGCTTAATACTGATTGATTTTTAGATCCATGTCTTACTTCAAATGAACCGTCAGTTGGATTATCAAACCCATTAAAATTTGATTTTTGATAACTGCCATCATCAGCTTTTTTACCTGTATTTACATTTCTTATCGGAGTATCATCTAAATATATATCTTCATGTGCGTATGCAATGTATTGATCTTGATTACTTGAACTTAATTCATATACTTCATTAACTGTAGAAAGTTCTGATGAAAGGTTCTTAGATGGTGTTGCAAAACCTTCTGTAACACCTTCTGAAAGTATTTCTATAACCTTACCTGTTTCAGTATTATTTAAAGTATCAGGATCTCTTGTAGGCTTTCTTGACCCTCCCCCAAAGAGTCCCCCAAAACTACCTGTAATTTGTTTTTTATTATCTGACATTATGTTGTACCTGTTACTAACCCATAATAATAGCCATCACTAGCACCAGTGCTAGGTCTGTTGTTAGCGTCAAATGTTCCTATAGACTCTTTGAGGTTTCCAGGGAAATATTTAGTATTACCATTTTTAACAAAAGCACTCATATTAAACTGGTTTTTATTTTGTTCTCTATAAGCAGTTAACAACTCATCTCCTGTATTTGTATAACCTGTCCCTGGATATGTGTTATTTCCCACAACAGCTTCAATTTTAACTTGAGTAGATGATGCACTATAAATTCTTACATATCTTCTTAAGGCAGTGTCTGAATTATCTCTATCGTATTCTTCAGCAGCTTGACCTGTATCGGGATCTTGGGTAACCGAAGTAGTGTTACCTCTATGATCTACAACATTAGCAGAAGCTGTTGTACTGGGTGAGCCGTCAGCAGTATCTATACCAGCACTGATAACAACTGATCCAGTAATACATTCTCCGTACAAAATTGGGATGGGAACTGTAGCAAGTGTAGTGTTGATAGCGTTAGAAAAGTTAGCTGACAATGGATCTTCTGCCTCTGGTTCTACTGCTGGTGTAAATAAATCAGCAATACCTTGTAACACCAAAGCTGCTCCAATATAAGCAAGACCTCTGGCAATAGTTGTGCCTCCTGTAAATAAAGCTCCTCCTCCAAATTGTAAATTTTTAAAAGGTATTGCAGGACCAGGTAATAAAAATGATAAACCGATCAGTGCTGCTCCTAATAATATTTTTCCAAAACCTCTTCCACTTCCAGCTATTACAGGTATTATTTTTATCTCGGCAATACCTACTGGATCGTGTAACTCAGTCTTATCTATATCTACATTGTTAACACTGACTCTATAATATTGATTCGCCATCTCATGTTCCAAGGTTGGAAAATTAGCTATTAAAAATTTAACTGCTTCAGCAGTATTGCTAACTTTTGCTTTAAAAGATGAACGACCTGTAGCTTCTTTTAAATGACCATATAATTTAATCTCAGTTGACATACCGATACCTCTTATGAGTACATCTTATATAAAATTCACTATAAGGTTCAATGCAACTTAGTCTTTCATTGCAATGATGAGCAATATTTCCATGTCCTACATAGACAGCAACATGACTAGGCTTGGGATGTAGTAGTTTCATGAGAAAAACATCTCCTTTTTCTATAGACTCATTATTTCTTAATTCTCTAAAACCAGTTCGCCAAGCATGACTTTCAAATAGAGGATCTTCTAAAAATTCTTCTGATGTAAGAGATCTTTCATAATCTTTTAAATTTATATTTTTAACTTCCTTATACCAATCTCTTAAAAAAGTATAGCAATCTGTCAATCCCCAAATCCAAGGCCTACCATATAATTTTGGTTTATATCCATTTGGTTTAAGTTCTGACCAAGTATTTTCTAAAGAACTATAAATGTGCCAAGGAAGTTTTGATGCTTCACAACTAATCTTATCTGCGTCAGAAGGTTCAGAAGACCCTTTGGGGTGACTATGAAATATTCCTACGATTTGACCTTTTTCTTCACAGGCTGCATAACTATCAGGATCTAAAATAAAATTATCCTCATCTCTGGAACGATTAGGACAATAAAAAAATACTTCTTTACCTTTTACATTAACAACTAAACCACAAATCTCTTTTGGACTTTCTAGTTTGCTATCTCTCATAGCTATTTGTTGCCACTGCTTCATCCTTTAAAAATTCCTGCTGATGGAAACTGATCTCTGGTTACAAGTCTACGAGGAGCTTTAACTCCTGCTAAATCAAAGTTAGCAGCTAATTCAAACTGAACCACCTCTCTATCTTCCTGACTCTTTCTATCAATAAAATATACTTCCTGTGGAAATTCGGGATAAGTAGAATCAAAAGCATTATCACTAGGTGTTGTACTGTAATTAGAAGTTGGTAAAAACTTTTCCAATGTTCGTTTTCTAATCACTTTCGCACCTGTAAGGTCATTATTAATTAAACCTAAGCCAATAGAACCTTCTTCAATACTCGTTGCTACAGAATTAACAGCAGCTAAAATAGTTGTAAACGTACCTAAAGCATTAGAAAAAGTAAGTGTAGGTCTAGGCAGTTGTCCTCTACCAAATTTAAAACCTTCAGCCTTTACAGGTAAAGCAACATAGTCTACCTCTGTATTATTGGAATCTCCTTTTGTCCATTTGATAGAACCAAAATTATTATTACTCGTTCCATCATGGAAATAATACTTTGTATCTATAGTTGCTGGTGTCACATAATGAACATTTGGAATTAACTCAAGTTCAAATAATTCAATAATTGCAGACGGATTAGATTCTTGTAAATTTTTACTTACTTTTATACTTGAATTTGAATTTCCTTGTTCATAACTTGATGTCATGCTTCAAACACCTCTCTAAAGCTTGCCTGTATTGTTGCTCTATTTAAATATGGAATTTGTTTACTCCAGTTTTCACATACAAATTTTGATGAACTGGTCTCTCCTGGAGGTTGAAAATCAAAACTTGCATTATCTTTAGCTCTATCATCAAGAAATGTTTCTATAGTATCTGCATCTGTTTCTGACACGTCAAAAGTTAAATTAAATACTTTTGGATTCTGATGACTAGCCAACCCAAATAATATTCTTTGTTCAAACCCATCAGCGAAACGAATTGTACGAGTTAATGGTGCGGATGTCTTTCGTTGCCCATATTTGGGAGTTATAGAAGGGAAAGTAGCCATTATGCAAGTAATCCTCCAGGTCTTTTTTGTTGTATTAATTCAGATTGTACTGCTGCTGATATAGCAAGTCCAAGCTGTCTGCCTTGTTCTTCATCACCTTCAGCAGACGATCCAGAAGCATCTACATTTACTACCACGTTTGTTGAACCACCAAGAGAACTATTAGGAGACACCATTCCACTGACTCCTGGAGTAAACAGTTCTGGGCCTCTCTCTCCTACAATGTAAGATTTTCCTGCTTTTGCTGGACCACCTGTAGCTAATAATCCACCAAATAAGTTACCAAATAAACCTAATCCTTTAGTTAATGTGCCTCCTGCATTTCCGAAGAAAGCCATGTTAAACATAGCATCTATCATTTTGTTGAGTACGTTATTTAATACATCATTTAAAGTAGATGTTCCTCTTATAAGTTCTTTGATACCATTTCCAAGGTCTGTTACTAATGTTTCTTTTAATTTTTCCGCAGACGATACAACTAAATCTGTTCTCAGATTAAGTTCCATAGTTTTCTGAACTGCTTTTATTCGTTCTTTGTTTTGATCTTTAAGTAATTTTAAACCCTCTTCTAAACCTGTTAGTTCTTCTAAAAGAATCTCTTTTTTAAGTGGATCAGTTATTTGTTTAAGTGCTTCTTTTCGTAAATCTATTTCAGACTGTAAGCCTGTAACATTATCAGAATTTATCTTTTCAAACATAGCCATTTCTTTTGCTATAGCAGGGTTTATACCCTGTGATCTAAGTTCTAATACCCTACTTTCAAGGTCAAAGGCGGTTCGTCTGGTGGCTAACTGTTCCATAAATGTGATATTTGTATCTTTAACCAAAGAACTTACTTTATTTTCAATTCCTAGTGCTCTTAGCTTTACTTCCATGATGTCTCTTTCTGCTTTTAATCTTTTTAACTCAGCTTTACCAGCTTGAGTTATTTTGCCTTCGCCACTGCCTAAGAAACCAGATGGTGCTGTAAATCCTGCGATTCTAGCTTCAAGACTTCTTCCTGTTATGGATTGTGCTGCTGCTTGATTTGCTAAAAATGCTTTAGATAATTCAGACTCAGGATTTGTCGCTACACCTCTGTTTATCATTTCTCTTTCTACAGCAGAGCCAGGGGTTATATCTGCCATGAAACTAGCTGCATTAGCTCTGAATTTTGCTAACGACTCTTGTATAGACTTTTGGAAGTTATTTATATCTCTTGCTGCTTCCTGGAGTGCAAGTGTCTGTTTTGCTCCTACTGTATCTGCCAGTTCTTTACGAACTGCTGCCAAAGCTGTCTGTCTGCCTATCTGCTTTTCTATTAAAGCAATTTCTCTAGCTCTGGCACTACTTAAAAATCCTAGTGACTG